AGCGCCTCGACGAGCTGCTGAGCGCGTTCCCGCACCCAACGCCCGACGGCGCCGAGGCCCTTCGTGGCGTCGCGTGCCCGCCACGCCGCGGCCAGCACCTCGACGTCGACCGCGCCGAGCGCGGCCTGGCGCAGCTGCTGCGCGTACTGCTCGGCGATCCGGTCCAGCTCGGCCCCGGCGTCCGGGGCGTCAGCTTTTCCCAGGTCAGCCGCGAACGTAACGAGCGCCGGGTCGATCTCGAACTTGACGAGGTCGGCTGGCTCGACGATGTGCTGCAGCTGGAAGCGGCGCGAGGTGCGGCCCTTCGCGGCCCAGCGCCGGTAGGCGGTGGCCTCGGCGGCCTTCTCTGCCGGCTTCGCACCGGGCTTGGTGCCGCCGGCAGCCGGCTTCGCACCGGGCTTCGAGCCGCCTTCGCCCGGCTTGCCGGGTGGGCCGGAGGCCGGGTCCTGCCCCTTGGCGTCGACGGCGCGCTCGGCCAGCTCGGCGGCATGCTGCGCGCGCTCCTCGGCACCCTCGACGAACGTGATCGTCGCCCCGTTGATGATCGCGGCCTTGTCCGCCTCCGGGAACGTGAACCTCGGCCGCCCGATCTCGTCGCGGCCCTCGTTCAGGGTGAGCAGCCCAGCCGCGACCTGCGCGGTGACCGTCTCGACGTCGTCGTCTTCGTCGTCGAGCCCCAGCCACTTGAACTCCAGCTCCCGCGGCAGTCCGAGGTGGGCGTGGGACATGTCGGTGATCAGGGCGGCGATCCAGCGCAGCACCGGCTCGCGGCCCTTGCGCTGGTTGAGCCGGTCCTGGCCCTCGGCGTGCCCGTCCGACCCGAGGCCCTTCGCCTCGGTGAACCCGAGCTCGTGCACGGTCAGGTCGAAGTGCGCGACGACGAGCTTCAGCAGGTGCAGGTCGAACTCGGGCTTGTACTTCTCGGCCTGCCGGTCGCTGCTGCCCGAGTCGTCGGGCCGCAGCCCGGGCGGGAGGACGCGGTAGCGGTGCCGGGCCGCAGTGTTCCCCGAGAGGTAGTCGTTGAGCGCGGTCTCGTACTCGGCGATCTGCGCCGGTGTCCACGCCGTGCTGCCGGCCTGCTCGTTCAGGATCCAGCCGCTCGGCATGACGCCGTCGGTGTACTCGGCGCGGATCCAGGCGAGGCGCTTCTGCCAGGTGTCGATGTCGAAGAGCGCCTGCTCGACGGGGGACAGCCCGTAGGGGGTGTGGGTGCGGACCTCGCGGCGGATGTAGATCAGCTGGTCGGCGGTGTACGCGGCGGGGATGGTCGTTTCACCGTCGGTGTCGCTGGTGTCGGCGGTGAACTCGCCGCGGGGGAAGCCATGCAGCAGCTGCTGGTAGGCGGGCTGCGGAGGCTGAGGGCGACCGCCGCGGTGGTCGAGCAGCGGCTTGATCGTCGACCCGTCGAGCACCTCGAGGGCGTACAGGTCGCCGCCGAGGGTGTAGCGGGGGTAGATCGCGGCGGCGTCGAGGACGAGCTGCTCCTCGAGGAACTGGCAGATCCACTCGGCGAACGTGTAGCCGTTGCCGCGGTCGGGGACGGACCAGAAGTCGGTGGCCCGGTCGATGTCGCCGACCAGACGCTCGCGCAGCCGGCGTTCGACGTCGAGGCGGCCGGCGTCGGGGTCGTCGCGCTGCGCCCGGTCCACCGCGCGGCGGGACAGCGCGAAGTCCCACTCGAGGCCCTGGATCTCGGCCTTCCGGATGCGGATGCAGTCGCGGATCAGCGGCAGGTTCGCGGCGTCGCGGAGGGTGCGCCACGGCACGAGCCGGCCAGCGCTGGTGCCCGGCAGGTTCCACGAGACCGGGTACTCCCACAGCCGCGGCTCGGCGCGGCCGCTGCGGCGGCTGGTGGGGTCGAGCGGGGCCGGGGTGAGCGGCACGCCGGGCCCGAAGGCGTACGGGAAGTAGTCGCGGGGCAGGGGCTGGGCGAGGGCGCCGGTGTCGGTCTGCTGGCGGATGAGGCCGTTGAGCTGTTCGGCGGTGCGGATCTGGCCGCCCGCGGTGGCGAGGCCTGCGGGGAAGCCCTTGGCGGTGTGGCCGGTGACGGGTCGGGCGATGCGGTTGGGGCGGCGTCGTGCCACGTGCTCGGCCCCCTTCACGCTGCGCGTTTCGCCTGCTTGAGCCAGTCCATCGCGGCCGGCTGGTTGCCGGGCGGGTTGTAGAAGGCGAGCAGCAGCGCGTCGGCGTCGTCGGGGCTGCGGTTGATCCGCTCCCGGGTCTCGTCCTTCGACTCGACGACCACCCGGCCGCTGCTGTCGAGCTTGTAGTGCGGCGCCACGAGCTGGGAGATCAGCCGCTCCCGGTCCCGTTCCTCGAGGCCGGACAGGTCGAGGCGGCGGTCCTCGGCGAGCTGCCGGCCCATCCACCAGATCTCGGAGCGCTGCCGGAGGAACCGGGTGGGCTCGATCGCCTGCTCGCTGACGTTGACCGGGACGATCTTGGCGGTGTGTGCGCCGTTCTCGCCGAGCTCGCGGAGGCGGGCGACGAGGCCGTAGCCGATGCCGATGACGTCGCACTTCACCGCGGTGGCCCCGGTCTCCCGGATGGCCTGCAGCACGAGGCCGACGACGTGCATGCCGTCGCGGCTGCCGGTGCGCCAGGTGCGGCCCACGGCCATGCCGCGGCGCTCGCGGATGACGGTGGTGTCGCCGCCGGCGCCGAAGTCCACACCGAGCTCGACGGGGGTGAGCTCGACGTCGGTGCGCGGGGTCTCGACGGGCATCGCGCACGAGCGGAGCGCGGAGAGCCGGATGACGCCGTCGTCGCTGTCCTGCGGGAACTCGCCGAGCACCTTGCTGATGTAGGTCGGCGACTCTTCGCCGTACTCGCGGCGCATGTCGTCGACGTACGCCTGGTCGACGAGGACCTCGGACAGCTCCTGCGGCACGGGCTCGCCGGTGAAGTTGGGGGTGCCGAACGCGCTGATGGTGATGACGTTCCACTCGTCGTCCTGGCACACCTCTGCGAACTTGCTGGCGGGGTCGTCGGGGTTGCCGAGGGCGAGGATGCGGCAGTGGCGGCCGGTCGCGAGGGCGAGGGCGGCGGTCCAGAAGTTCTGCACGACGCCGCAGGCCTCGTCGATGATGACCAGCACGTACTTGGCGTGGATGCCCTGGAAGGCGTGCGGGTTGTGGTCGGACGGCTTGCGCCCGAACGCGAGCAGCTGGTTGCCGATCTTCCATTCGGTGGACAGGACGCGGCCGTTGAACGGGTTGCCACGGGCCGCGGCCTTGAGCGCCGCGTTGTTGATCTCGGACCAGAGAATGGCCTCGACCTGAGGGAACGTCGGCGCGGTGCTGACCACGCGCGCCTCGCCGGGCGGGTGGGTCTCCATCCACCAGGCAGCGATGCGGGAGGCGACGCGGCTCTTGCCGGGGCCGTGGCAGGCCTTCACCGCGGTCTTGCGGTGGTCCCGGACGGAGTCCATGATCTCGCGCTGCGTGGACCACAGGAACTCGTCGAGCTGGTCGCGCACCCAGCCGGGGCCGTCGGCGCGCCAGTCCTCGGCCTTGGCGTCCTGCTCGAGGGCGTCAGCTAGCGACGACGCGAAGACGTCGAGCAAGGTGGACCGCCGTCTCCCGCTGCACGTCGCGGGCGACGCCAGCGTCAGCCTGGGCGCCCATCAGCGCCTCCTTGACGATCGCGGCCTGCTGCTCGGAGATCTTCACGAGGCGCTCGTCGATGTTCAGCCGCGCGATGGTGGCGAGGACGTGGATGCAGCGGTCGAGGGCGCGCTCGTACACCTGGATCTCGGCGTGCACCTCGTCGGTGCCGGACAGGAAGTTCCGGGCGGCGAGGTCCTTGAGCTTGGCGACCCGGTCGGCGGCCAGCTCCTTCCACGCGGTGATCTCGCCTGCGAGGTCGGCGAGCGCGGTGAGGGGGTCGTGCACGGGGGTGACGTTGAGCCGGCCGAGGGTCTGCGCGATGTCCTGCTCGACGACCCGGGTGGCCGCGGCGGCCTTCACGCGGGGCGCCTTGCCGCCGTGCTTGTGGCAGACCTTGCCGCCGCGGATGGCCCACATCTTGCAGGGCTCGCCGGTGCGGCTGGAGTGGGCGGTGCAGCGCTTCTTGTCGAGGCGTCGTCGGTCCTTGGGGGGCATGTCGTTCACCGCCCCCGGACGCGTCGCGGCCCCGCACTGCCGATGGGCAGACGGGGCCGGGCGCATCCTTGCATGCTGGTCGGGCGCAGATCAAGTACGCCGGTCCCGGCGTGATGGCGCGGCGGTCGGGGCGACCGTGTGGACCATCGGGCGGGTGTCGGCGGGGCGGTACTGGAGGCTGCTCGGGTCGGCGAGCGGGCCGACCCAGCCACCGGCGGTCGGGGCCACCACCGGCGTGAGGCGGCCGTCGCCGGCGCGCTGCCAGCCGATGATGAGCTGCCAGGTCTCGCCGTCCGGCGAGCACTCCAGCGGGTAGGGCTGCGGGGCGAAGTTGTCGATCACTACAGATTCTCCGTCACGTTCAGGCATCGGTTCATGTGCCGACGAGCGCAGCGTGCTCCGTCTGCGTCGGCACGTAGATCGTCCGGCCGTCGAGCGTGGTGTGGGTCTGGTGCTCGACCTCGACGGCCTCGAAGCAGCCCGGACAGCGCACGGTCGGAGGCATGCCGTGGGTCATGTCTCGCATCCTCCTCGGAGTCGAAGGAGGTCGCCGACGTCGTACAGAGGCCTGCCCTCGGCGGTGTGGTCGAGCGACCGCAGCCCGCCCCGGGACGCCCAGCTGTACACCGTGCCGGACGGGATGCCGAGGTACTCGTGGGCTTGGCGGGCGGTGAGCAGGATCGGGTCGGGTTGCTCGTCGAGCAGCGCGGTGCAGGTC